AAGAACGGAATTAAATGGCTAGAAAAATAGTTGGAAATCTTAAATTTCAAAAACCACAAGAAAACGGTTTCGATGCAAATAAGTTTGCTAAAATGATAGAGGAGGCTTATGGTGGATCTAATGCAAAAAATTCTTTTACCCAAAAGAAAACGTTCAGCCCAAGCACTATTGGGTACGGTCATGGTAACTGTCCTAGATATTGGTTCATTGCTTTTAATGGTGCAGAGTTTCAAGACCAATTTGATGCCATGGCTAGGGCTAATATGGATAACGGTACAAGCGCTCATGACAGGATACAGAATATTATGGTTAAAACTGGTTCTGTTGCACAAACAGAGCGTGAAATCAAGTGTGACTCCCCACCAATTAGAGGTTTTGCGGATGTTATACTCGATTGGGACGGAAAAGAAGTAGTAGGAGAAATTAAAACTGCTAAAGATGAAGTTTATTTAATTCGTCAATCAGAGATGCAACCAACAGCAAATCATTTAATTCAAATATTAATTTATATGAAAATTAGAAATGCTGATCAAGGATTTTTATATTATGAAAATAAAAATGATCAAACATATTTAATTATTCCAGTCAATATGAATGATAAAAATAAAAAATTAATTGATGATATTTTTGAATGGATGGATAAAGTTCATAATAGTTACGAAGAAAATACTTTACCAACTAGACCATTTATTAAAACATCTTATAGTTGCAAAAATTGTCCAGTAAAAAACCATTGTTGGAAAAATTTAGATGATGGAGAATTAGAAATTGAGGAACTTAAAACTCCAAAATGATTTGTGCATATAAAGAATGTTTAAACGAGTTTGTTCCCAAAACACATAATCAAAAATATTGTTCTGACGAATGTTGTAGAATAGCAACTAATATTAAAATTAAAGAAAGATATTACGAAAATAAAGCTAGACTAAATGGAAAAAAAAGAATTTGCAAAAATAGTTCATGTAAGGTAATTTTAAGTAGATATAATGAAAATAAGTATTGTTCTAAGTGTATGTCTAAAGAAGAAAAAAATGATAGGTTGTTTATAGTTGAGGTTGCTGGATGAGTATATTAAATTTAATAAAACAAGATAAAAAAAAGATTCTAGGCATTGATGCAAGTACTCATACTATCGCATATTGCATGTTTGAAGGAAACGTTCCAATCGAATGGGGAGAGATACATTTTGACGGAGCAAATATTTATGACAGAATTTTAGATGCTAAAAAGAAAATTAAAGCAATAAAAAATAGATTTCAAGACTGCGATTTTGTTGCCATAGAAGCTGCTATTTCTGTAAAAAGTGTTCATACTGGAATTAAAATGGCATATGTGTTCGGAGCAATAATGGGTGAATTATTAGATTATAATAAAAAAGTTTTAGAAGTTCATCCCATAACCTGGCAATCATATATTGGAAATAAAAATTTTACTAAAATAGAAAAAAATAATATTAAAAATGAATTTCCTGGAAAAACAGATTCTTGGTATAAAAATAAAATTAGAGAAATAAGAAAACAAAAAACAATAGATTTTGCTAAAAGTCTTTCAGTAAATGTTGATAGTGATAATGTTGCTGACGCATGTGGTATAGCATGGTACGCATTAAATAATATGGTTAGGGGTTAACATGAAACTTTATGATTCAAAAGAATGGTTGCATAAAAGATATGTTATTGAAAAAATGGGAATTGTTAATATGGCAAAAGAGGCTAAGTGTAGCCATATGACAATTCAAAGAGCTTTAGTTAAGTATGGAATTTTAAAATAATGTCTATAGTTTATACTGGCGGAACGTTTGATTTATTTCATTCTGGACATGTTAATTTTTTAAAAAGATGTAAGGAAATTGCTGGAAAAAAAGGAAAAGTAGTTGTTTCCTTAAATAAAGATTCATTTATTGAAGAGTACAAAAAGAGACCACCAACATGTAATGAACAAGAAAGAATGGCAGTTCTACTTTCATGTAAATATGTTGATGAAGTTATATTTAATATTGGCGGGGCAGATTCAAAAATATCAATAGAACAAGTTAATCCAGACTATATTGTAATAGGTTCTGATTGGGCTAGAAAAAATTATTATGATCAAATGCAATTTACACAAGATTGGTTAGATCAAAAAAATATTGGATTGATTTATATTCCTTATACTTATGGAATATCAACAACAGTTATTAAAGGAAGATTAAAGTGAATTTTTTTACTTACATAGTTTGTTGGGACGATGTTAGATCAAATGTTTTAAATATAGAAAAAGCATTTATTGAAAATAAATATCCTCATAAAGTTATTAATTCTGGATCTCAAATTGATGAAAACTGGATGAATGTTGGAGATATTAGATTTTATAGACAACTTTACACCGCTGTAAAAGATTTTGATGAATCTTATGAATATATGTTTTGGTTAGCTGGAGATGTTAGTTATAATAATTGGAATAATTTTTTAGAAAGAGCTAATTTTATAACATCATCATATAACATATGGGCTTATGCACCTCACTTAACAAATGAACCATGGGGAGAATCTAATTCAAAACTTATTAATTTAAATATAGATCAAAATTTGTTGATATCTGTACAAACAGATGGAATAGCAGTCATACTGCATAGAGATGTGGTAAATTTATTAAAAAAATATTTTGATTATATATCAGAGAAAATTGATATAACAACTATTACTAGTGGTTGGGGAATGGATTTAATTTGGTGTGCGTATGCTATGTACAACAATAAATTAATAGTTAGAGACAACTTACACGTTTTAAATCATCCAGCTGGCAGTAGTTATAACCATGATAAAGCCTCTGAAGAATTAAAATTAGTATTAAATTTATTTTATGATTTTTGCGAAGAAAATAAAATAGATTCAAATATTATAAAAGAATTTCATAATAAAATTTATGCCAGAATGGGTCATGATCAAAATCATATGACAATAAAATCTTTTTATCCAAATGAATTAAATATTATTAAAAATTTTAAAAATATAAATTATCATATAATTCATATTAATGATATTAGAAAGCCCAATAGAGATTCTGTAGATGAAATATTAAATTCAAATAAGGTTACTATACCTTCTTTTGACGCCAGAGTTGAAGGTTCTGTTGAAAAATTTCAAAAAGACAATCCAAAATTTAAAATATCTTGGGATGGTTTTAAAATAGGCGAAATAGGATGTTTTATAAGTCATTATATTGCATGGAATTATTTATTAAATAGCGAACTTGATGAATTATTAATATTTGAAGATGATGTATTTATTGACGAAACTTTTGTTAAAAAATATCAATTAGCTATAAATAATGTTCCAGAAGATTATGATGTCTTAAGTATTTTTGTTGATTCAAATCAACACGATAGATTTAAAGAATCTGATAAAATTAATTATTATATATCTAAAGGATATCAAGATTGGTCTACTTTATGTTATATTATATCTAAGCAAGGCGCTGAAAAGCTATGTAAGTATGTGGAAGAAATTGGAATGGATCATCCAGCCGATTGGTTTATTTTTAGAAAAGGTCATGCTGGAATTTTTAATGTTTACACGCTTCCTCCTTATATAAAAAACCCAGTAAATATTGATAAAAGATATGATTCACAGGTTCAATAGAATGGATAAATTATGACAGAAAAAATAATTAAAGATTTAATATTACAAGCACCTGCTGGTCAAGAAATTTTTGATCAAGGCATGTCAATAATAATTATGTTGCTTGAAAAGAATATTTCATATGGAAACTCAGCACTTAGTCCACTAAGTATTTTTAGCAATAATAATGCTGGAGAACAGTTAGATGTTAGAATAGATGATAAATTAAATAGAATTAAAAACAATAAAAGTTTTGTTGGTGACAACGATTTAGATGATTTAATTGGGTATTTAATATTAAAAAAAGTTTACAATGCTAAAAAACCTGTGTATAATGGTAATTGGGATCCAGAAGCAACGGATCAATTAAAGTAGGAAAAATGCCAATATATTCATATACATGTTTAAAATGTGACACTAATATTGAAAGAATGTGTTTAATAGAAAATAGAAACAATCAATTTTGTGTTGATTGTGGTTACAGGCTTGCAAGAGAAGTTGATAAGCCAGGTATGGTCTGGAGTCCTACAAAAAATGGTGGCTATAGTACATGAAAAAGAAATCTAATACTATATTAAATGAACCTTATTCATTTAATGAATATATTAGTGTTTATTATGAGTTGAATTTTGAAAACGATGTTATTAAACCAGGAGATTTAATAAAATTTAAAAATATGCGTGGCGTATATAAGTTTGTAAAATGGGTTCATAATTCAAACATAGATGTTACTTGGGTTGATTGCATGGATGCAAAAACTGGTGAATGGAAATCTGTTTATATTAATAAAATTAAAGGTGTTGTAAAACCTAAAAGATCTAGAAGGAATAAACCAAATGTCTGAAATAGAGCTTGCAGACAGATTTGATAGAATGAATAAAGTAGTTGAAGAACTACTTAAAGGAAACAATCCAACACAAATTGCAAAAATTACAGGAATAAAGCGTGGAGAGGTTGTTACTTTAATTGATGAATGGAAGTCATTAGCTCAAACAGATAACGGCATTCGTGAAAGAGCAAAAGAGGCTTTGACTAGTGCAGATAAACATTATTCTATGATTATTAATCAGGCATGGGAAACAGTTGGTCAAGCTGATGCTAATAATCAATATAATATAAAAGCACAAGCATTAAAGTTGGTTGCTGATGTAGAGTCAAAAAGAATTGACATGCTTCAAAAAGCTGGATTTTTAGAAGATAATGAATTAGCTCAAAGAATGTTAGACAATGAAAAAAAACAAGAAATATTGGTTAATATTCTAAAAGAAGTTGCTTCAAAATGTGATAAGTGTAGAATAGAAGTTGCTAGAAGATTAAGTTCTGTTACAAATCGTGTTGAAGAGATAATAATTGTCAACGATTGATTTTTCTGATTTTTTAGAAGTTTTAGACGGTGAGGTATTTGAAGAGATACCAGTAACCATAGAAACATTTGTAACAGACAAAGAGTTTTTAGGCCTTCCACCACTTTCTGATTATCAATATCAAATGATTAATGCATCTACTCAAATATATAAAAAAGAAACACTTGTAAAATTGTTTGGAGAAGAACTTGGAGAAAAACGTTGGAAACAAACCTGTAATGAAGTTATATTACAATTAGGTAAAGGTTCTGGAAAAGATTATTCTTCAACAATAGCCTGTGCTTATATTGTTTATTTACTTCTATGCTTAAAGGATCCTGCTACATATTATGGAAAACCTCCAGGGGATCCTATAGATATATTAAATATTGCTATAAATTCAGAACAAGCAAAGAATGTATTTTTTAAAGGTTTTAATACTAGAATTGATAGATCTCCATGGTTTCAAGGCAAATATAACCCCAAGGCTTCAAGCATAGAGTTTAATAAAACAATTACCGTACATTCTGGACACTCCCAAAGGGAGTCCTGGGAAGGCTATAACGTATTAGTTGTTGTTCTTGACGAAATATCTGGTTTCGAATTGGAATCAACAAGTGGTAATGAACAAGCTAAAACAGCATCTGCAATTTATAAAATGTATAGAGGATCAGTTGCATCAAGATTTCCAGACTTTGGAAAACTTATTTTATTGTCTTTTCCAAGATTTAAAAATGATTTTATTCAACAAAGATACAATGAAGTTATTGCTCAAAAAGAAATTATTATTAGATCTCATACTTTTAAGGTTGATCCAGATCTTCCAGATGAAATAGAAGAAAATAAATTTACAATTGAATGGGAAGAAGATCATATTCAAGCATACACAGTTCCTAAAATATTTGCTTTAAAAAGACCAACGTGGGAAATAAATCCAACAAGGTCTATTGAAGATTTTACAATTGATTTTTATTCTGATCCAA